GGTAGCTCATTCCTCGAAAGCGGATATGTGTACTCACCATATGTGCCACTACAAACAACACCAACCATCTTTGATCCAGATGACTTCACACCACGTAAGGCTGTGATGACTCGTTATGGCAAGAAGATGGTAAGACCAGACATGTACGGCCTTGTTGTTGTACAAGATTTGCTCTAATATACATAAAAAATATTAATTTTTTGAGCCCCTCTTCGGAGGGGCTTTTTTGTTTATCTTCATTTGTCTCTTCAATAAACTATTTATATAAAAAGAGGGCTTTTCTATGTCTACACTGACTCCTAAATCGACTGTTGATCCGTCTGTTCTGCCGAGCAAAGGAGATCCTGCAAATGTTCCGAGTAGCTTGCCATATGGAGTTTATGCAAGAGACGACTATTGGACACAAGATGAGGTTTCAAGCTTCATCAGCGGTGCAGTAGAACAAGTCGCATTTGTTTTTCAAAGATTGTCAGGGCCAAAATTAAATATTGAAATTGCTGAGTCACAAGTTTATGCTGCATATGAAGAAGCTTGCTTAGAATACTCTTCTATATACTCTGTACACCAATCTCAAAACGTTTTATCTAATATTTTGGGTGCTGCTACTGCTTCCTTTGACCACAGAGGGCAGATTATAAGCACAGAGGGCGTAACAAAAGACACGAACCTAATTGTAAAGTATCCAAAGTTTGACTTTACCTATGCCCGACGAGTAACCGAAGCGATTTCTTCAGAAGCAGGCATTGGTGGCTCAACAGAGCTTTATTCAGGCTCCTTCCCAGTCGTGCCTGGAAAACAAGATTATGACTTGCAAGAGATTTTTGCAGGCACCGGCGCTCCCTTCGAGACGCTGGCAGCAAATAAGCAGTTGGTTATTAGAAAAGTTTATTACAAAACCCCGGCAGCAATGTGGAATTTTTATGGATATTATGGTTCGATAAATGTTGTCGGTAATTTAGCCAATTATGGCCAATATGCAGATGCATCAACTTTCGAGTTGGTCCCTGTATGGCAACACAAAGCACAGGCGAGAAATTTTGAAGATCACCTCAAAACAAGAACTTCAGACTATGGATTTAGGATTGTGAATAACAAGCTTAGGCTTTTTCCGGCACCAAGTGATCTTTCCCCTCCACATATGTGGGTAGAGTTTATGGTTCCGCAGGACACTTGGGTTGAGGGAAATGCTGATATCGGCATAAACGGTGTTAGCAGCATGAATAATGCACCCTTTGAGCACGTTCCTTATGCGACAATCAATGCGGGCGGAAAACACTGGATACGACGCTACTCTTTGGCCCTATGTATGGTCATGTTAGGGATGACAAGATCTAAGTTTTCTACTATTCCTGTGCCTGGTTCCAATATTCAGCTCGACGGTCGTGAGTTGATAACGATGGGTAATCAAGAGCTTGAAAATCTGAGAAGAGAACTGAAAGAAGATCTTGCTGGTCTAACATATGAGAAACTGATGGAAGGTGATGCCAAGGTCCTAGAGCAATCGACAAAGATCATGGAACAGATTCCAACAATGATTTACACTAAGTAGGTGAAACATGGCAGACGATAAGTGGAAGCAGCCGGAGGCACCGCCTCCACCAATGTTCACAGGACAAAAAGAAAAAGATTTAGTAAAAGCCGTAAATGACGAACTTATAGAGAAAGTCATAGGACAATCTATACTATATTACCCTATCAGCATTGAAGACACTAATTTTCATCCTCTATATGGCGAAGCTGTTGTAAAGAACTTCCTTCCCCCAGTAAGAGTGCATGTTCTCATTGAATGGGATGACTATACTACGACAACAAATAACTTTGGTATTGACCGAATTGCTACTATGACAGTCAAGTTTCACAGACGTAGACTTACAGAAGACCAAGATCTTTTTGTCAAAGAAGGTGACTTTGTAAAATACGAAGATCACTATTATGAAATTGTGGAACTAAAAGAGCCGTCACGCTTATTTGGACAAGATAAAGAAGTGTTTGAAATAAATGCGATCTGTAGAAAAGCAAGGGAAGGTAGCTTCAATGCAAAATGAAAATGAAGGTGTAATGGTAAACCCGTCTAGGCTAGTAACGATCGATCAAGCAATATTTGACTTGGTACAAAAGCAATTCAATTTATTCACAGAAACAAATAAGGGCTTTACAAAGGTGCCAGTTAAGTGGGTCGCAGCCGAACGTGCTTTCCAATCTAAAGAGAGCAAAGATTTAAGAGATTCTCAAGGCACAATCATTCTGCCGTTGATTACCATTGAACGCAGGGGTGTAATCAAAAATTCACAATCTAATAAGTCTATTTGGGGCACTCCTTTTATAAAATCAGACAGTCCTGGCGACACTCATTATGCTGTAACCAGGAGAATAAAGCAAGATAAGAGCGCAAACTTTACAAATGCGCAGGCGAAAAGAAAAAAAGGCGCACTAAACTTTAAAGTAGGCAAACAAGAGCAGAAAACTGTATATGAGACTGTCTATGTTCCAAGAAAAACTTTTATAAACTTAGAATATGTTGTTACGATAAGGACAGAGCAGCAGGCTCAAATGAATGATTTGATGGAGCCGTTTATCACAAAGACAGCTGGCAATAATCTTATTTTGGCAGAATCCGAAGGGCACTCTTATGAAGTGTTTATCGACCAAAATATGTCTAGTGATAATACAGTAGCGAATCTTGGCATAGAAGAAAGAATATATACAACAGAGATAAAATTAAATACTCTTGGGTACGTTACTGGAGAAGGAATCAATGACGTTTCGTCTCATGTTCAGAAAACAGAATCGGCAGTTGACCTAAAGTTACCAAGAGAGCCGGTGATTTTGTCAGAAGGCATTGAATAATTTACAGGTTTTATTTTTACAAATAAACTTTTAGGGTGATATAATACTAATTATATCTGTTATATAGCTAAAAATTGTAAGCTTTCAAGGAGATGTGGAACCCATGTCAGTTAAAAAATTCAAATTTGTATCCCCTGGCGTTAGTGTTACGGAGATTGATCAATCGCAAGTCCCTCAGCTACCTGGAGCCGTTGGTCCAGTAATCATCGGAACTGCAGAGCGTGGCCCAGCAATGGTGCCTGTCACTGTTGATTCTTTTGCTGAGTTCAAAGAAGTTTTCGGAGAGCCAGTTATTGGAACCGAAGGCTCAGATGACGTTTGGCGCTCGTCTTTTCAGAGTACACCCTCCTATGGTGCATACGCTGCGAAAGCTTATCTAAAGAGCGGTTCGCCAATTACCTTTGTTCGTCTTCTTGGCACTGAGGCAACTGGTGGATGGTCTGTTCCTACTCAGCGTGGACTTTTTGTTTCTGGTTCGGCAGGTTTTCAACTAGCAGCAGTCTTTTATGGCGATGTTAGTGTTTCTGGAAGTGCTGAAGGAACATCTTCTACTGAAGCAGTAAGCGACAACTTGATTACTTTAGATTTTGCTGGCAAAGAAGTGCAGGTCAGCTTATCAGAGGCAAATCCCAAGTATATTAGAAAAGTTCTGAACACTGACCCAGCATCTGGTGATTGGCTTGGAGAATCTTTTGCGAACGCTGTTACGTCTTCGTTTACGAAAGTTGTCATGGAAAATATTGATCTCGGCAGCCGACAAGCTGAAAATAAGTCTCCGGAATCAGGTTGGGTTATCAGTCAGATTACTGATAACAGAGATTATAGCACTAGTAGCTTAGCAAACTTTGATGATCTTAAGTTATTCAAGTTCCACGCTCTTCACGGCTCAGAATGGCATCACAAAAATATCAAGGTTTCGATTGAAGACATTCGTGTCTCTAACTCTGCAACAAACCTTTACGGGTCTTTTTCGGTTGTAGTAAGAAAGGCATCAGATAGCGATTCAAGTCTTCAGGTTATCGAGAGATTCTCGAACGTAAACCTGAATCCAAATTCTTCAAACTACATCGCTAAGGCAATTGGCGACACATACATGAAGTGGGAAAATAACAGATTCTCTGCTAGAGGAGAGTTTCCTAACAATTCACGACACATTAGAGTAGAAGTAGATAGCAACGCAAGTTCTAATCCTTCTAGTTTGCCATACGGATTTATCGGTCCCAAAAAGATGGCAGACACAACAATAGACTCTATCGCCGCTCAGTATCCATCATTGCCACTTAGAGGCTCTAACGATGATTCTTCGCTATCTTCTGCTGATCAAGCATATTTTGGCGTAGACGTTACAAAAGATGGAAGAATTTTTAATGACGATTACGTCGATTATGTTGGGTACACACCGGCAGCAACACAAACTTCTTTCGTATTCACGCTTGATGATCTTGTGGACGACAGTGGAGCACTGAAGCATACCGCTGGTTCCCATACTGCTGGTACTTCTATTAACGCAGTTGCCGGAAACTCAGAAACTATCTTGAGTAAAGAATTTGCTGGCTTCACTATGCCGCTCGTAGGTGGATTTGATGGAGTCGACGTTACTGTTAAGAACCCATTCTCTAATAGTGTTCTGGCAACAAAACCTAGACTCCCTGCTTACAAGGCAGTTGAAAGAGCTATTGCTTCAATTCAGGACCCTGAAGTGGTTGAGATGAATCTTGCGGCTATTCCTGGAGTTTGGGAACCTTCAATTACCAGAAGGCTTGTTGATGTGTGCGAACAGCGTGCAGATGCACTAGCAGTGATTGATATCCAGAACGATTATGTTCCAAGCTGGGAAGACGGCGGAGAAGCATATCCAAGTGTTACTGAGGCTGTAAGTGAGATGAGAACTAGAGCAGTTGATTCAAGCTATGGCGCAGCATTTTTCCCTTGGATTAAGGGATATGATGAGGCAAAAGATAGAACTATCCCAATGCCACCATCAGTTGCTATGTTAGGTGTTATGGCATCTTCCGAGAAGCAATCAGAAGTTTGGTTCGCACCAGCTGGATTTACTCGTGGCGGCTTAAGCGCAAACGGCGCAGCCGGATTTCCAGTTGTGGGCGTTACCCATCAACTTACCTCCAAAGAAAGAGACTCGCTCTATGAGCATGGGGTAAACCCAATTGCTTCTTTCCCGAGCGAGGGCATTGTAGTTTTCGGACAAAAGACTCTACAGCTAGAGCAAAGTGCCCTAGACAGAATCAATGTTAGAAGACTCATGATTCACATTAAGAGAGAAATCTCCTCAATCGCTTCTACGACCCTGTTCGATCAGAACGTAAAAGCAACTTGGGCAAGATTTTTGGCCAAAGCAGAACCTTTCTTGAACAGCGTAAAGTCAAGATTCGGTTTAACAGACTTTGAGTTAACTCTAGATGAAACAACAACAACCGCAGATCTTATTGATAGAAATATTGTGTATGCTAAGGTTAAGTTAAAGCCTGCGAGAGCAATTGAACATTTTGCTATTGATTTCTTTATCACAAGTTCTGGCGCTTCGTTTGAAGATTTATAATTTGATACTATTTATTGGTAAAGACCAAAGAGGATAAATAAAATGGCATTTTGGACAGACGCAGCACGATCACAGGACCCAAAAAGACAAAATAACTTTATTGTCAGAATGAATGGGCCAAACCGAGTTGAGCAGTTCTATATCAAGACAGCTGAAAAGCCAAGTGCAACAACAAATGTGACTGATATAAATTATCTAAACTACACTTTTAAGATGCCTGGTAAAACAACCTGGAACCCTGTAAACATTACTTTCTATGACTCTGTAGACGGTCAAAGCACAGCAACACAGCTTGTTAGACTACTAGAGGACATGGGATACAACCCACCTTCAAATCCAGATGATTTTGGAACTATGTCAAAAGCAGCATCGGTGGTTGCTCTAGGCAATGTTCAGATTATTCAACTAGACTCAAGTGGCGTAGAAGTAGAAACTTGGACACTGATGAATGCTTTCATGAGCGAGGTGAACTTTGGATCCCTCGATTACGCAAGTGATGAAGTTGTAGAAGTATCTGCTCAGTTTACTTATGATTTTGCTAAGTACGAAGGCCCAGACGGAATCGAAAGGCTCACTCCATAAAAACTTTACATTTATTTTTAAGTATGGCATACTTATCTTTGAGAGGTGAGTATGAGAGATAATTCCGCTATTTTCGAAGCTACAGAAAGCGTTCCCAAAGAATCTGATGTAGCTACTATCCCCAAAGAAGTCCTACAAAGAAACAAAAGATTATACACATTTTTAGCAGATCTTCCTTCTGAGGGCAAGATGTACCCCGAAGGTCATCCTTTGCGAGACAAGAAAAAAATAGAACTAAAACAGATGACAGCAAAAGAGGAGAATATCCTTGCGTCTGTTGATTTTGTCAAAGCAGGTATCGAGTTACAAAAACTCATCGAGTCTGTGGTTCTAATACCAGAGCTAGACGCAAGCACTATCGTCAATATGGATAGGCAGTCTATTATATATGCTCTTAGGGTCAATGCATTTGGGACAGGATACGGAAATGCAGATATTGCTTGTCCAGAGTGCGGTTCTAAGCTAAAGAAAATGGTTCTGCCAGACCTAGAAAAACCAGAAGAAGATATTCCAGAATCTGCTTCTCTAATTAGAACTTCAGACGGGTGTGCTCAAATAGTAACCCCGTCAAAACTAAAGGTCAAACTAAAACCACTAGGGATGACTGAAGAAAAAGAAGTAATGAACAGAAGCATCGTTGATGGCAAGTTTACTTCTATGGTAATTCCATTTCTTGAGACAACCATCGTGGGTATTGACGAAGAGCAGGATACTGCAGAACTAAAAGAAATTATCGAAAACCTTCGAAGCGTAGATGTAAGGTTTGTTATGGACATCTACCCTAAATTATTCCCAACATTCAAACTCTCAGTAACAGCTGAGTGTACTTCTTGCGACATGACAGAAGAAGTGGAGGTGCCGCTTAATGCGGCCTTCTTTTGGAATATCCAGTGATTACGCAGAATTTGTGTATGATCAAATCTTCCTACTAAATCAAAAAATGAAGTTGAGTATTTTCGATGCCGAAGAGCTTCCTGTGGGCCTTCGCAAGCATTATGTTGATAAGCTTATCGAAATGGCCAAAGAAATTAACAGCTCTCAAAACGATAAAATAGTCTAAATAGCTAATTATAGATAATTGAGGTATATTTATGGCTGATTCAACAGAACCACCCGCACCAGAGGCGGAAGAAAGCACCAGGGTCGGTGAGCGAAATTTAGAGCTTTTACGTGACCAAAGAAAAGAACTGATCGCTCAGGCAGATCTTTTTAAGATGCAGCTTGATATAGTACGGGAAATTGCTGGTACATACTCTGAAAGAGAGCAAATTGAAGCTAAATTGGTTGAGTATAATGTACGACTAGAAGAATTAAATCGTGCTATTGGTGATAATGAAGAAATAAAGAATGAAAAGGCTGGCAAGCTTTCTAGACACCTACAGAAACAAAGCAAAGAGCTTAAAGTCCAACAAGAATTACAAGAGGAATACAAGGCAACCTACGCTGGTATACTAAGGCAAGTCGAAGAGCACAAAGGAGATGTTAGCAAGCTTCATCCCATTGTCCAAAGAATGTATGAAGGTTACAACAAGGCCAATGAGCC